TATTATTTTCTTAGACGAATTTGCTTTCGTACCTCCTAGCATTGCCGAAATGTTTTTTAGCTCTGTATATCCTACAATCTCATCTGGTCAAAAAACAAAAATGATTATTGTATCAACACCATATGGTATGAACCAGTTTTATAAACTATGGACAGATGCAGAAAATGGTAGAAACGATTATGTGCCAATTGAAGTACATTGGTCAGAGGTGCCAGGTAGAGATGAAAAATGGAAAGAAGCGACAATCAGAAACACCTCACCTGAGCAGTTTCAACAAGAGTTTGAATGTGAGTTTTTAGGTTCTGTAAATACATTAATTAGTCCTGCTAAAATTAAAAATATGACCTTTCAAACACCAATTCAATCAAATGCAGGACTAGATGTTTACGAACAACCTGATAAAAGCAAAACTTATGTGTGTTGTGTTGATGTTGCAAGAGGCGTAACAAAAGATTACTCAGCTTTTACTATGATTGATGTAACTAAAATGCCATATAAGATAGTTGCAAAATACAGAAACAATGATATTAAACCTTTATTGTTTCCACACACTATCGAACAAGTAGCAAAGGGATATAATCATGCTCATGTGTTGGTTGAAACCAATGATTTAGGGCAACAGGTTGCCGAAGCATTACAGTTTGAGTTAGAATATGATAACCTATTAATGACTACACAAAGAGGTCGTTCAGGCCAAGTCTTAGGTGCAGGATTTAGTGGTAGAGGTTCTGGTTTTGGTGTTAAGATGACCAAACAGATTAAAAAAATAGGTTGTTCAAATATTAAAACTCTAGTCGAAGGCGACAAAATGATAATCAATGATTTTAATATCATTGAAGAGATGAGTACCTTTATTAAGAGAGGTCAATCATGGCAGGCCGAAGAAGGCAATACAGACGATTTAATGATGTGTCTAGTTATCTTTGGTTGGTTATCAAATCAACCTTATTTTAAAGAGATGACTGATACAAATGCTCGTCAACAATTGTACGAGGAACAACAAAATTTGATTGAACAAGATATGGCACCCTTTGGTTTTGTTGATGATGGACTAGATGACACAAGACCAGAAATTGATGAATATGGTACAGTGTGGCATCCTGTTGTCCGAAAGGGACAGTAGTGTAAACCATGATTATTATAAATATCAATGAGTAAAAAATGATTTTGAATATGGGCGTATGAATAATACGAATTTTGGATTTTGTTCTAAAAAACTCATAAATTGTTTAATTAGCTAATTAAAGAAGGAGAAACCTAATGGCATTTCAAGTATCACCAGGTGTTCTCGTACAGGAAAAAGACTTAACTAGAATTATTCCTGCCGTATCAACATCAATCGGTGCCTTTGCTGGCGAATTCAGAAAAGGACCTATTGACGAGGTAACGACTATTTCTAGTGAGCAAGAATTGGTAAGTACATTCGGTAAGCCAGATGCTTCAAACTTTGAAGATTTTTTCTCGGCTGCTAATTTCTTAGCCTATTCAAATGCTCTAAGAGTTGTCCGTGTACAGAATTCATCTGTATCAAATGCTACTCAAAGTGGTAGTACATTTGTCATCAAGAATTTGACTGACTATGTTGATAACTATGCTGATGGTTCTGGTTCTGTAGGATTATGGGCTGCTAGAACAGCAGGAGCTTGGGGAAATAACTTAAAGATTTCAACTTGTCCGTCTGCTACCGTTTACGAAGAAACTGCAAAGACAACAGTAAACGATTCCGCTACAGCTGTAGGAGATACAGTAGTAACAGTAACATCAAGTACAGGCATAAATGTAGGAGATATTGTTAATTTCGGTGACGAATACGAATATAGAGTGTTAAGTATTTCAACAAATGACTTAACGATTGTTAGAAAAAATGAGCCAAATCATTTCACGGCTTCGGACTCTTCTGGTCTTATCGCTGCTTTAACAGACGGCGCAAATGTTAGAAGAAGATGGGAGCATTATGATTTAGTTGACAAGGCACCAGGAACATCAGCGTATGTTTCAGAAAGAGGTGGCTCTGGAGACGAACTTCATATTGTTGTCGTTGACGAAGACGGTGGAATATCTGGTACACAAGGCGAAGTATTAGAAGTGTATAATGCATTATCTAAAGCTTCAGATGCTAAGACACCACAAGGTGAAACAAACTATTACCCAACAGTTATTCAAAACAAATCGAATAACATTTATTGGATGGACCACAATTCATCTGGTACTAACTGGGGTAACACAGCAACTGGTACAACTTTTACAAGTGTAACAGATGTTAGTAACATTTCACTTGCAAATGGTAGCGATGGTTCAGCTGCAACTACAGCTCAAAGATTGACTTCATACGAATACTTTGAAGACGCTGAGACAGTTGATGTTGGATTAATCATTGCTGGTAAATGTGATGCAACGCACATTGATAACTTAATTACAATTGCTGAAAACAGAAAAGACGCTGTAGTTTTTGCGTCACCTGAAAGAGCAGATGTAGTTGGTGTTGCAAGTGCAGCTACACAAACTAGTAATGTAATATCGTTCTTCAATGGCATCCGTTCATCTTCATATGTAATGTTTGATAGTGGTTACAAATACATGTACGACAGATACAATGATGTTTACAGATTTGTTCCGTTGAACGGTGACATGGCTGGTCTATCGGCAAGAACAGACTTAATCGCAGATGCTTGGTTTTCACCTGCTGGACTAAACAGAGGTATTATCAGAGGCGCAGTTAAATTGGCGTTTAATCCAAATAAAACACAAAGAGATGACTTGTATAGAGCAAGAGTAAATCCTGTTGCTACTTTCCCAGGTCAAGGAACAGTGTTATTTGGTGACAAAACTGGTTTAACAGCACCGTCAGCATTTGACAGGATTAATGTTAGAAGACTTTTCATTACTTTAGAAAAGGCGATTGCAACTGCTTCTAAATTCCAACTCTTTGAATTCAATGATGAGTTTACAAGAGCTAACTTTAGAAACATTGTAGAACCTTTCCTTAGAGAAGTGCAAGGTCGTAGAGGTATCACAGACTTTTTAGTAGTTTGTGATGAAACAAACAACACAGGCGAAGTAATTGACCGTAATGAGTTTGTAGCAGAAATCTTTGTGAAACCTGCTAGAAGCATTAACTTCATTACGCTTCAGTTTATCGCAACTAGAACTGGCGTCAGCTTTGACGAAGTTGCTGGTGGTTAATAAGGAGGAAAATTAAATGCCAAATATTAACGACTTTAAAGCTAAACTTGCAGGCGGCGGCGCTAGAGCCAATCAGTTTAAGGTAACAATGCCTTTTCCTGGTTACGCACAAGTTGGCGGAGAAATTGAAGACTTAGCTTTCTTATGTAGAGCAACATCATTACCAGGTATGACTGTACCTAGTTTTAATGTACCTTTTAGAGGTCGTTCTATTAAGATTGCTGGTGATAGAACAATCGAAGATTGGTCGGTTACTGTTTATAACGATACAGATTTCAAACTAAGAAATGCGTTTGAAAGATGGTCAAACGGTATAAACAACATGACTGATAATGAGGGATTAACAAATCCTGCTGATTATCAAGTTGATGCGTTTGTGGACCAACTAGATAGAAATGGTGCAACGATTAAGTCATACACTTTAAGAGGTGTATTTCCTACAACGATTGCTCCTATTGAGTTGACATTTGATGAAGCAACTGCTATTGAAGAATTTGCAGTAACATTTGCTTATCAGTATTTTGAAACAAATACTACTACTTAATACATAAATAGTAGAAAAAGGAACTAAATTATGGCTGAATTATTTGGATTTTCTATCGAAAGGGTAAAACCTAAACAGGATCCGAAACAAAGCTTCACAGCACCACAGGCGGATGACGGTACTTTATCCGTCGCCGCCGGTGGTTACTTTGGTCAATACCTTGACATGGAAGGTCAAGCAAAGACCGAGGCTGACCTCATTAGAAGATATAGAGAGATTGCATTACACCCCGAGTGTGATATGGCAATTGAAGATATCGTTAATGAAGCTATTGTTTCGAATGAACTTAAAGATGCTGTTAAGTTGAACCTAGAAAACTTACCTTATGGTAATGAAGTAAGAAGAAAGATAGAAGACGAATTTCAAGAAGTATTAAGACTTATGGGTTTTAATACAAGAGGTCACGACATTTTCCGAAGATGGTATGTTGATGGCCGTATTTTTTACCACAAGATAATTGACAGAAATTCACCTGTCAAAGGTATCACAGAATTAAGATATATTGACCCACGAAAGATTAAGAAAATTCGTGAGTTAAGAAAAAGAAGACCAGACGGAAGTACGGTTGCTGTATCTCAAGGTATGGCAGATGAGTACGAAGAGTATTTTCTTTTCAATGAAAAAGGTGTAACAAACTCTACTACATCTGGTATTAAAATAGCCGTTGACGCTATTGCTTTCTGTCCATCAGGTTTAATTGACCAGAATAAGAATATGGTGCTGTCTTATTTACATAAGGCAATCAAACCTGTCAATCAATTAAGAATGATTGAAGACGCTACTGTAATTTACAGAATTGCTAGAGCACCTGAGCGAAGGATATTTAAGATTGATGTTGGTAATTTGCCAAAAGTCAAGGCCGAACAATACCTTAGAGATGTTATGGCCAAGTACAGAAATAAATTGGTTTATGACGCAAGTACAGGCGAAATTAGAGATGATAGGAACTACATGTCAATGCTCGAAGACTTTTGGTTACCTAGTAGAGAAGGTGGTCGTGGAACCGATATTACCACATTACCTGGCGGTCAAAACTTGGGAGAAATTTCAGACATTGAATATTTCCGTTCAAAGTTGTATCGTTCTCTAAATGTACCAGCAAGTAGATTAGAAGCATCTCAAGGTTTTAATCTTGGTCGTTCAACTGAGATTACTAGAGATGAACTTAAATTTACTAAGTTTGTACAGAGATTAAGAAAGAAATTTACAGAGTTATTTAACGACATTCTTAGAACTCAATTAGTTTTAAAGAAAGTCATTGCTGATGAAGATTGGATTTCAGTAAGAGATAATTTACATTATAATTTCTTACAAGACGGACATTTTGCAGAATTAAAAGAAAGTGAAATGCTGTTAGAAAGAGTTAGATTAGCTGACGCTATGAGAGATTATATCGGTAAATACTATTCTGTAGAATTTATTAGAAAAAATGTGCTTAGACAAAATCAGAGAGAAATCGAAGAGATTGACGCACAAATTAGAAAAGAAGTTGAAGATGGCATCATAGCAGCGCCTAGTGATGACACTAACTTATAGGAGTAAAACATGAGTGAACAAGTACAAAAATTTGTTGATGATTTGGCAAATGGAAATAACGCAGAGGCTGGTGAAGCATTTAAAGATGCATTAAGAGATAAAGTCGCATCAGCTTTAGATAACGCTAGACAAGATATCGCAAAGAATATTTTTAATGGTGTTGATGCAGAGGCTCACAGCGACCCTAAACCTGGAGTAATTGACCCGTCTGATAGAACAGATAAAATTTTTGATGACCAAGGTCAAGAAATTCAGTTTACGCCGAATGAGAATCCTCAACCAGAAGCTGAGGCACCTCAGGCACCAGTAGAAGCTGAGGCACCTGCTGATGAAACTCAGTAGTTTGATGTCAAGTGAAATTGACACTGAGACATTTAATAAATTACCACCTTTACATAAAGAGGTGATAACCGACTTTTTTAAAGTATTAGATAAAGAAGACGGAACTTTAATAGACAAATTTGAAACAGCAGTTGATAAAACAGCTGCTTTTCATAATGTTAATACAGATGTGCTTTACAATTATATTGATAACGAAGTAGAAGCACAATTAGGAGGCTAATATGGCATGGGTAGATATTCCAGGTTCTAATAGTATTTGGCAGTATGAAAATTCTGCTACTGTAAGTGACACCTATTCGGATTCTGCTGACGGTGCAAACTCGGTTATTGCGAGTGGTATTAGAACATATACAAAACCTGGCACTAGCGACACGGTACAGGTTTATATAAGAACAAGAAAAAAAGGCGAAACAACAGAGCGTGGTGAATTATCAAAAACATTCTTTGATAGTACATCAGGACATATAGGATTCTAAAATGGCAGATACAGTTACTACACAAACTATTGTTGATACTACAGGTGTTAAGTATGTATGTAAATTAACAAACATCTCAGACGGCACAGGCGAGAGTTTAGTTACAAAAGTTGATGCCTCTGAACTCACATTTATGACTGAAGATGGTGAGAGAAAAATTAGTAAAATATGGTTCTCAGTTAATACGACTAATCAAAAATCAGCTGTCGAGTTATTATGGAATGGTACTACAAACGCAACTGCTTTGTTATTGTCTGGTAATGGATATTGGGACTTCAGAGATGCCGGTGACGAACTTACAAATAATGCTACGGCACCGACTGGAGATGTCTTATTATCGACAAAAAACTTTGCTTTAGGCGACAATTATACGATTATTATTGAGTTTAGGTAATAATTGTTATAAATATAATACAAGAGAGAGAAACCATGAAACTAATATCTGAAGAAATACAAGACGCCCAATATTTGGTTGAAGAAACCAATGGCAAAAAGAATTACAAAATTAGAGGTGTCTTTTTACAATCTGATATCAAAAATAGAAATGGAAGAGTTTATGAGAATGATATCTTATCAAAAGAAGTAAAAAGATATTCAACAGAATTCATTGATAAAAAGAGAGCATTCGGTGAGTTAGGCCATCCAGATGGACCTACTGTTAACTTAGAGCGTGTATCACACATGATTACCAAGTTATCACCTGAAGGCAAGAACTTTATTGGTGAAGCAAAAATCATGGACACACCATACGGTAAGATTGTAAAAAGTCTTATAGATGATGGCGCACAATTAGGTGTATCTTCAAGAGGTATGGGTTCCTTGGTTACAAAGAACGGTGCTAACTATGTGGGAAAAGACTTCTATCTAGCTACTGCCGCTGACATTGTAGCAGACCCCTCTGCTCCGGACGCTTTCGTTGAAGGCATTATGGAAAACAAAGAGTGGGTATGGGATAATGGTATTATAAAAGAAAAAGATATTGACGCATGGAAGAGCGAAATACAGAGAGCAAAAGCGAATGCTTTAGCAGAAGCTAAAGTAAAAGTGTTTAAAAACTTTCTTAAAAATCTCTAAATGTATAAATATCAATAACAAAGAAAAAATTTATAAATTTTTTTAATAAAGGGAGATATCTCAAATGGCCGATACAGAAGCAAAAAACTTAGAGGCGTTAGAAGCGGAAGTGGTCGCAGAAGCGGACGCAAATGCTCCTAAAAAGAATGCTGTAGCGGCTGAGCCAACTCACTTGTCCAACGAGGCAGAAGATTTAGGTCCAGCTGTAACAAAACCAACTGACAGCAATCCTGACGCAACTAAAAAAGTAAATAAAGTTTCTGACAAAATTAGTGCTACTGCTGATAAAGGTGGTTCTCCAGATACAGCTGGTAAACCAGACACAGACGCAGGCGTGACTAAGATTTCACATCCTGGTCAAAGTGCTAAAGTCGAAGAAACTGAAAACTCGGAAGATGAGACAATCAACGAAGGCGAAATGCCAGCAGGTCTAAAAAAATACTTAGACAAGAAAGCTGACAAAAAAGAAGAAAGCAAAGACGAAAAAGAAGAAGGTTACGGAATGAAAACTGCTTCAAAACACATGAAGAAAGAAGACATTGATGTAACTGAACATGTTGATGCTTTAGTCGCTGGAGAAGATGACTTATCTGAGGAGTTTAAAACTAAAGCTGCGACAGTATTCGAAGCTGCTATCAAATCAAAGGTAACAGAAATTGAAGAATACTTGGAAGCTGACTACCAAAAGAAATTCGAAGAAGAAACCTCAAAAGCTAAAAGCGAATTAGTTGAGAAAGTTGATTCCTACTTGAACTATGTAGTTGAAGAGTGGATGAAAGAAAACGAACTTGCTTTAGAAAGAGGTATCAAAGGCGAAATCGCTGAGGACTTCATTTCTGGTCTGAAAAAATTATTTGAAGACCATTACATTGATGTGCCGGACGAAAAGTACAATGTACTAGAAGACCAAGCATCAAAGATTGAAGACTTGGAGAACAAACTCAACGAGCAAATCGAAAAGAATGTTGAACTTAACAAATCAAACTTTGAGTATGTAAGAAAGCAAATCGTGGCTGAAGCAGCTGAAGATTTAGCTGACACATCTAAAGAGAAGTTTGTGAAGTTAACAGAGGAGATTGATGCTTCGGGTGCAGACGAATTTAAAACTAAAGTAGCTACTATCAAAGAAAGTTACTTTGGTAAGAAAACAGACGCACAAGAAGAGCTTGATGATGTGGCGGCAGGTTCGTCTTCAGCAACTAATGAAGACTTATCAAATGCAATGGCTGCTTATACTGCTGCTATTAGTAAAACAAAAGACATGAAATTGTCTATTAAATAAGAAAATAGGAGAGAGAAACATGTATCTTTCAGAAACACATGAAAAGAAATGGCAGCCTGTATTAGAGCATCCGGATTTACCAGAAATCAAGGACTCTTACAGACGAGCTGTTACATCTGTTATCTTGGAAAACCAAGAACAGGCTCTTAACGAAGAAAGAGCTTACTTAAGCGAAGCTGCTCCTACAAATGCGACTGGTTCTTCAGTAGCGAATTGGGATCCAATCCTTATTTCGTTAGTAAGAAGAGCTATGCCGAATTTGATTGCTTATGATATTGCTGGCGTTCAGCCAATGACTGGACCAACTGGCCTTATCTTTGCAATGAGAAGCAGATATACTTCACAAACTGGAAATGAAGCAATGTTTGACGAAGCTGACACAGACTTCAGTGGTAGAAATGCTGCTGGTTCATCTGTTGATGGTTATTCTTCAACTGCTCACTCTGGTTCACCAAACAATAATCCAGGTGCTCTAAACGATAGTCCATCTGCTGGTACTTACACAAAAGGTACTGCAATGACTACAGCTGCTGCTGAAGCCTTAGGCGATGACAGTGGTAACGCATTTGCTGAAATGGCATTCTCAATTGAGAAATCAACTGTGACTGCTAAATCAAGAGCGTTAAAAGCAGAGTACACTATGGAACTTGCACAAGACCTTAAAGCAATTCACGGTTTAGATGCAGAAACAGAACTTGCAAACATCTTATCAGCAGAAATTCTTGCTGAGATTAACAGAGAAGTTGTAAGAACTATCTACATCAACGCTGAGAAAGGCGCTCAAACAGGTAATGTCACAACTGCTGGTATCTTTGACTTAGACACTGATTCCAACGGTAGATGGTCTGTTGAGAGATTTAAAGGCTTGATGTTCCAGTTGGAAAGAGATGCTAATAGAATTGCACAAAGAACAAGAAGAGGAAAAGGTAACATGATTATCTGTTCTTCAGATGTTGCAAGTGCTCTTCAAATGGCAGGCGTGTTAGACTACACACCAGCTCTTAACAACAACTTAAATGTTGATGACACTGGTAACACATTTGCTGGCGTATTAAACGGCAGATACAAAGTGTACATTGACCCATACTCAGCAAACAGCTCAGCAACACAATACTATGTTGTTGGTTACAAAGGTACTTCACCTTATGATGCTGGTATGTTCTACTGCCCTTATGTACCACTACAAATGGTAAGAGCAGTTGGTCAGGATACTTTCCAGCCGAAAATTGGCTTCAAGACTAGATATGGTCTTATTGCTAACCCATTCGCTGAAACAGGTGCCGCTTCAGGTGCTGTATCAGCAGTGAATGACGCTGGTTCTGCTAACAGCAACAGATACTACCAAAGAGTTAAAGTTACTAACTTAATGTAATATCTGATTACAACATCCAAAAAGGGCGGCTTTATGTCGCCCTTTTTTTTGCTCTCCTAAATGGATAAATATAAGCATGACAACGACAAATGCTTACGATAGACAACCTACAAAGTTTGATTACGCCTCACCTCAACAGTTTAAGTTTCAAATAACTAAACTGCCTAAGGTGGAATATTTCTGTACAGCAGTAAACATTCCTGGTGTGGCCGTATCATCAACTGCACAAAGAACACCACTCGCTGATGTGCCATTACCTGGAGAAAAAGTTAACTTTTCTGCTTTAGAGATGACATTTCTAGTAGATGAAAACTTAGAAAACTTTAAAGAGATACATGGTTGGTTAATGGGACTAGGTTTTCCTAGAGACTATAAACAATCAAGAGATGCTTTAGGTGCAGGTGCAGATAGATTTCCAACATCATCTGGTGCAGATTTAACAACTGACCCCGGTAAAGTAAAGTATGGTGCAACTAGTGTAGGTGCGTTATATTCAGATGCAACTTTAATAGTATTATCAAGTAAAAATAGACCAGTCACCGAAGTTAGATTTAGTAATGTTTTTCCAACAGCCTTATCTGGTGTACAGTATAATCAAAACGCAACAGATGTTGATTACATAACAGCAACTGTAACTATGGAATATCAAATCTATGAATTTGCTGATGTGGGTGGTTCGTCAACAACACAAGTAAACTCGTAATAAGCTTTACATTTTTGTGTGATTATGTTATTATGTTCGTTAATATGGAGTTATTATGGATTTAGAAAAATTACAAGAACAATCTGAAATAGATTTGAAATTGAATGATGTAGAGTTAGATTTGGAATCACTCAAAACTCCTCAACTATTCAACAAATATATGAAACACTTAACTAAGTTTAAGTTGATGCAAAGCCGTGCTGAAGGTGATTTTGCAAAGGTAAAAAGAGACCTTTGGGAATATTACACAGGTAAGGCAGACGCTTCTGTATATGCAGAGAAACCTTTTGATTTAAAAATATTAAAACAAGATGTTGACAAGTATATAGAAGCTGATGAAGAATACATTAAGGCTAAACAAAAAGTTGATTATCTAAATGTTACGGTAGATTTTTTAGATAGAACTATGAGACAAATAAATGGTCGTGATTGGAACATTCGTAATGCAATCGAATGGAGAAAGTTTACAAGCGGAGCTATATAATGAAATACTTAAAAGAACAATTATTTCCTACAGATGTTTATATCGTTGATGATGTATTAGAAGAAGAATACATTGACAGTATGAAAAGAGATATAATCTTATCTAATAAGAAAGAAGATAGAACTAATTGGCAATCAGACCCAAAGTTGCATACAAAACCAAAGTATAAAGCACTTGCAGATAAAGTAAATGAAGTATCTACATTAGTGTTCAAAGATAAACAATATGTTTATGATAAATTTGAAATCACAGATATGTGGTCAAATATATTAAAGTCTGGCGAAAATCACAGACCTCATACACATTCAAATAATATTTTAAGTGGTGTTTATTATGTTGAATCCGATGAAGCAGCCGGTATTCAATTCTATGACCCACGACCTGCAGCTGGTGTTATAAATCCTGAATTAAAACAGTTTACAAAATCAAATGCTACTGCTTGGGAACTAACATCAAAAACAAATAGAATGATTTTGTTTCCTGCCTGGTTGCAACACTTAG